TAGAAAAAACTTGTGGAGCACAAAACCTAATGCGATTAGTGCTCCAACCCACCAATAATTTTTAATGTAAAACCAAGTCTTTTGTAGGATTTGTTTAGCTATTAGCCAATTCATTATGCCTCGTCTTCGGTATCTTCTGGCTCTTTTGATTCTTCACCAGTCAACAATGGACTATCTTCTGGTAGAACAAAGTAAAAACCTTTTTCAGCATAATTATTTCTATCCATTGGCATTTCAACACCATCGATTTCTGTGCTGCCGGGGAAAGCAGTGATTAGAGATATAATTTGCTTACCATCAAGTTTGCCCACATTGCCTGTAACTAAAGTCATTTTTTTAGTTGGTTTTCTTTCGCCAGCAGTAATTTTTACATTTTCTTGTCTTTCACCGGGCATTGTATAATCTTTCATAGCAGAAACTTTTTCAGGGTTTGCCTTCTCAACACCCATTTTACCAACTTCTTCATCGACTTCCACACCGAGCCACTTAACCCTGTCGCCCGTTTCAGATGGCTCTTTGCTTAATAAATTTTTTATTGTATCTTTTAGATCAATATCATCTTTAAATAGAGATCCCGGTGCATCGGCATCCATATGTCTATTTTTAATGTGCTTTAAAGAATCAGGACTATAAAATAAAACATAATTACCGCCCTCAATCATATTGTCAGCAGTAGCTTCAAGTTTAACCACATCTCTTAGAAAGGTATTGCTATTAATAAGCTTTTGTGCTTTGGCTAAGTCTACTTGCTCTGCTAAGAACTTATTAAAGTTCTCCATTATGAGTTTCATACTTTTCATTTTATGTTTCCCTAATAGTTTTATAATTTGGCTAGTATTTGATCGAGCTTTTCTTCGATGCTATCAAGTCTTTTTTCCACTGACATATCAGCCTTGCCTGTGGAGACGGCGGGTGCCGGTGTTTTTTGCTGGGCTGCTTTATCTGGAGTAGCCGCAGTTAAATCGACAGCCCACTTACACTTTTTAGCCATGGCTTCGTTGAAGGAGGCGTCCCCGCTGAGACCTGCGAATTGGTCATCATAATAATCATCCCTAAGTTTTTTACATAATGCCTCATTTTCCTCTGAGATAATGTTTGTTATTTCTTCACTGATTAATTGTTTTAATTGATTTTTTGCAACTTTCATTGTTTATTTCCCCTTAAAACGGGCTACAACATCAACGAAGCCCTGTGTGCCGACATATGCTGTGGCGA